TTCATCAGAACTTATACTTAGCGCCGATTTTAGTTCCGTATGCTGTGTCAGTATCTTCATCAGTAATGAATGATACTTCTCCATACACATCTAGTTTTTCTGAGGCTGCGATGGTTACACCACCTTTGCCTGAGAAATCAGTTGATCCGTCTACAGCGTCGCCGTTTACGAGAGCCGGTCCACCCTGAATGTAATATCCAAGAGCGTTTACCTCGCCTTCGTAACCTACGTGTAGATCAGTAGTACGGGAAGTATAATCAGTTCCTGTATAAGATGCGTTAGACTCAACGTTTACATAAACGCCAGCCATTGCAGGAGCAGAAGCGAGAGATGCCGCTAGAGCAAGTGCAAGTTTTTT